CTATCAAATAGGCAAATATCCATTGGGTAGGGAGCCTCATCGCATCCTTGCGGTATCCAATACTGGCGGAGATATACTTCCTTCGCATACTCGATGCTCGTATTACTGTCGATTTCCGGGTGATAGCGTTTCGCCAATCCCCAAATGGTGAACTTTCCGGGGTCATCAGGGTCATCACTTGATTTCCCCTCAAGGCCGATGGTTATTTCGAAACCCTTACAAAAATTCTCTCTCACTTCGCTACCTTATATTCCGGGTATCCGGATATCTTGCGGTCAACCTGGTCCTTCCGGATTTCCCTCACCGTTTCCTTGATTTCGCATATCGCCGCGTTCCATGTGCTAATCTGACTTTTCATCACGGCTATATCTGTCGTATTCATAAGGGCCGTTGAGCATAGCCAAACAGTTACGCCGAACGTAATAGCCGCAAGTACCGGGAGAAGATAACCAGAGAAGAATTTGCCGTTTTCGTTTGCCATTTACATCACGACCCCCTTGTGATATTTATCTGCCGCCGATGGCGCTGGCCCGATACCCCAAGGCCCGGATGTGCAAGATCCGAAAGGCGCTGTCGGCTTTACCATTTTAAGTGGGGCGTCAATGCAGACCGCCCCGGTAAGGCTTATCTTGTCGCCTGCCACACCCTGACATAGTCAATCTTCAAGTCACAGAGTCCTGCGGTCCCGGCCTTTGTAACCATGATGTTTGGCATTAAGGTCATTGTGCCGTTTGACAGATCGAAGGTAGTTCCCGTTGCGACACCGGCACCGTCGATGTAAAACTTCACATCC